AATGGCAGCGTAATCGACGGATGACCATACGTGACCATACCTCGCCTGGAAGCACTCACGAACGCCACCCTTGCGCGGAATGAGCTGGATAAGGCCCGAGTACGATGCGCGACCGGTGGAAAGCAGGATATTGCAAGACACGTTCATGGGCTTGTTGCCAAGCTCCGAAAGCGTGTCGGCATACGTACGAAGCTTCTCCCACTTGGAGATTTTGGAGAACTCTTCGAGCACCGGGTCTCCAGAATCCTCGAGCGTTTCGCGGCTGATGCTGATGTCGCCCGAGTCCGTGGAGGGTGGCAGAACACCAGCTCCTTGATGAATTTGGTGTCCTTGGTCCACTTCGGCTCCTTCCGCGTACCGCCTACCTTTAGGAGTTTGTTGGCGATGGCGAACTCTTGCGCCTTCTTGATTTCAGCGTCGACAGTCGTCTTGAGGGTGGCAACGCGCTCAGGGTCTACACGAAGGCCCCAGATGGCTCCCAAGTGAGCGCAGAACGCCGCGTGGGCCTGGGCCGCAAGGTTGTGGAGATTGTGGCAGACCTGAAGCTGCTTCTTGGCCACGTCGAGGGTGTTCTGAGCGTCGTCGAGTGGGTACTGGCGGGCCTCTTCGGGCCACTGAGCGATGGGCGTACCGTCGAGCAGAGCGTAACTTTTACGCCATACATCATTCTTCTTGGCATCCGTGCGGCCCAAGTAATCTTCCGTAACAGATTCAAGGGAGTACCGGCCGGACTGAATCTTCTTCCCCTTCTTGTTGAACAGCTCCCCGTCGGTCAGACGGCCGTCGTAGATGGCATCGAGGGTACCCGCAATGAGTACGTCGAAGACCCGCTCTTCCTCGTAGGCCGTCCAGATGAGCGGCAGGAGGTCTGGGCGTACGGCGAGGATGCACCCGAAATCATACGAAATGTTCGCCCCCGCGACCATAAGACCGTTGCGGAGGTGCTCCTCGACTATCGCGATGATTTCAGCGGGGGTGAGTAGCCCGCTAGAGTTCTGGTCGGCATACGAGCCACAGACGATGGGAGGCGCAAGCAAACCCTGCTGAATAAGGTGAGTTTCAAGGTCGAACGCCAATAGGTCAGTCACCCGAGGGCCGCTTTCTCAGCCTCCGAAGCCATCCGTATGGCATCTTTGAGGAGTATGTTACTCCAGTCCTGGTTTAGTTCCTTAGCTCTAGCGGCCAAGTCCCAGGCGAATGCACACGCAATAGAGCCAACGAGGTCAGCCTCGAACGCAGCCATCGAAGCCGCATCCATCAACACGCGTACTTGAGCATCCCGCCGTTCGCATTGTTTTTTGAGGTATTGGACCTGGGTGTTCACTTTTCACCGCCTTTTCCAGCCGATTGCATGGAGACTTCATCGAACGCTTCTTCGTACGTTTTGCCTTCGTCCATGAGCTTGAACACCGCGTCGCGCTGCTCTTGGGTGAACTCGAAGTTGAAGGTATGGCCACGCTGGTACGCCTCGTTTTTGCCCAGGCCCGTCTCCAACTTCAGGAACTGCCTCAGGAGCATCTCCGTCGAGGGGAGGTTCCGCACGTACTTGGTGTAACCGATTGCATCCCGGGGGTCGTTGTTGCCTACTTTTTTGTTGGCCATAATAGCGGGGGCAGGATTCGAACCTGCGGTCTTCGGATTATGAGTCCGCTGCTTTGCCTCTAAGCTACCCCGCAATTTCCTACTTAATCTCAGGCAGCTTAGCCGCCCGTGCCGCAATCTCTTCGAGGGTCTGCTCGACGTGCGAGTAGCTTACGTCAAGGAACACGGTCTTGCCAGCCGCTCTGCGTTGTTCCGCGTTCTTGGTCTCCTTGGTGGAGAAGCCAACGAGAACACCCCGTGCACCAAAGAAGGGGTTCGCTCGGTCCTCGGCGCTGGCTCGGTTGCTCAGGCCAGACTCGTCGCTGCCAAAGCACGCGCGCATAGCGGCCTGGAGGTCTGAGTCGTCGGAGGGGTCGAAGATGGCTTTTACCGTCTTGAGGACGCCCTCGTACCCGATGAGGGGGTAGTCGCCGTGGCACTTGTGCACAACCTTGATGCGAGTGCCGACGGGTTGAGTTACGGAGCCGGTGGTCTTGCCCGCTACCTTGGCGATTTCGCCCTGGAGCGCGGCCCACTTGCCCTTGTCCGTCTCGTAGAAGGTGAACGAGTGGATGAGGATTTCGCCCTTCTGGTCCTTGATGAGGAAGTCAGCGTCTTGGCCAGACTTCAGATTCGCCTTGGCCTTATTAACCATATCCATGATGCCCATTTTACTTGCTCTCTTTCCATGCACCGGAGTTGGTGCCCGACGAGTATATCCAACTTTATTACGACGTCAAGTGGTCTTCGTTCGAGACCTGATGAACCTGGCCACTGCCTCATGCTCTTCTGCAGTGCCGCTGTTTTTGATAACGTTGGCTCGGTGTGAGATTACCTCGATGTTGCCTCTCACATAACCCTTGCTGGAATCAAGCCTATCTATCGAAGGTGAGCCCGGATGGTGGGCACCTAGTGCGCCTGAACCTGGGACAAGAGGTATACCGAGTATTGGACAGTGCGTGGGGATTACTACATCCTCTACAGTAAGGTCGTACTCCAGTCCCTTCCTTCGAGCCCTAGCTCTGGCACCAGACAGCATCTTCAGGCGCTGGTCACGAACAGCATAGCTAGACCTGTTTCTAGCCCTAAACAGGCTTCTGTCGGAAGCAGTACGTTCCTTGTCCTTACGCCTAGCCTCCTCCAGGTTAGCTGCTCGAGCCTGTCTAGCCTTCGCGTTTACATGCTCTCTATGAGAGGCCACCCACCCTAGCTGATAAGCCCGTCTAGCATCTGGGTCTTTCCTAGGCATCAAAATCTCCACGTAGCTACGCTTGCAAGCCTTTGCGATGCACCGAACGTCTCTTCGATATACTGGGACAGGTCACGAGCCTTCTCAATAGCTCGGCGCAGAGGCTCAGTGTGACCATACACTTCAAAGAGTACCTCGTCGGCAGACTGTCCGGTTCTGTGGCAGCGCCCCATAACTTGCTCCCACTCTGAACCACTTCCAAATGGCGTAATTACGAGGTTTTTACAAAACTGCTGGAGGTTCTTACCGGTTCCGTGGGCTCTTGCAGATATCACCACAGCCTCTGAACCTGTAAGTGATATGACCCTAGCGTCCCCCTCCTGTCCCGGCCCAGCGAAGGTTACCGGAACTCCCTGAGCTTTACACTCCCGCAGTATCTCGTCAGCTACGGCCTTGAACTCGTACCAGGCGAGCTTCCCACCAGGCTCTCGGAGCCATTTAACAACGTCTTGCACGATGCCTCTGTCGACCCACACTGGCTCCGTTTCGGGCTTGGCCGAGTCGCGGACTTCTTCCCACTCTTGCCAGTAGAGCGCGGGCCAGACCGGGAGGGGGCCTTGCGTTGACTTCGGCGGAATCTCTTTGCGAGCAACCGCGTTCCCTTCGCTGTCATGCTCAACATGGACATACCCCTTGTACCATCGGATGGCTGCCTTCGCGCAAAGTAGTGGGGAGTCCATGAATTGACGACCGCCCTTGAGCTTCTCTCGGAGTTCCTTGTGCCATTCTTTTCTCGCTTTCAGCCAGCGCTCGATGACTTCCGTAGGCTCTTTTCGCGGCCACCTCCACCGGTAGTAGAACCCGCACGATAGCTCCCGAGCGCAACGCGCTACCGACATCGCATCGATGAGTTCTTCGCCGTCCGGGCGCTGCCACGACCCTTTCTTAGATGGAGTCCCCACCAGCTCATCTATCGCCAGACTAACGGCAGGAGGAGTTGTGAAGGGTCGCTCGGAGATGATGAGGCTGGCTTGGCAAGAGGCAGTGTCTCCGCTAGAGACCACTCCAGCTGTGTTGGTAACCCATTTCGCATAGCTGCCACGGACATCCTCTCCAAACTGTACGAGCCGTCCGGGAGGGCTACGAAATTCGCTAGGGTCGAGATGGCCTGCCCACTCTTCAACAGTTGGCCAATGGAGCGGGGTAGGACTACCGTCACCGAGGGCAAGGTTACTGAGTTCCGCATAGTCTTTGAGGCTCCTAGTTGTAAGGGTACCACTCCACGCAAAAAGTCTTACTCCCTGTCGTTCACGAAAGTATCGGAGGAATCGCTTCGTTCGCGCTGCCGTGCGGTTCCGTACACTGTGAGCTTCGTCAACCACAACAGTATCAGGCCGCAACCGAGACAGTAAATCAGAAGCACGGCTGCCAGAAAGCTCAGAGAAGGCAACCACGTGTAGGCTAGGGCGCCCAGGTACAAGCCAACGACCACCTGCGAGATTAGGAAGTTTCCAATGTTGTCCATAGAAGTGCCAGTCCACGTCCAGCATCTGCGATTTGAGGTTAGGAGGGAGGAGGAGAACGGCCGTCTTGCAGTTGTCGACGACCATGGGAGTGAGCAAGTCCAGCAAGGTCTTGCCATGACCGACCCCTATAGGTCCTAGGATGCCACCTACGGTAGCCGCCTCGTAGAGCGCCCAGGCCTGGACGGGGAGCAAGTCTCTGCAGCAGCGACGCTTGAACTTGGATTCGCACTGGCACTTGGGGTTGTCGATGCCCAGCTCTTGCTTGATGTAGTTTGCCCAGACTTGGATTTGAGCGTCTGAAGGCCGAGAACGGCGAGGGAGTTTGAGGATACGCCTCAGGTCGCCAGACTCCCCCACCGAGTGACCTCGGAGGTACACTTCGCCCTCAGGCTTGGGGACGGAGTGAAAGAAGCTCACTTGAACCTCTTCAGGTACTTCTCCACGAGCATACCCCGACCTTCTTCTACGACACCTATAGCCATGTTGCAACGGGCACAGACGAGACCTCGCACCTCTTTTGTGGTGTGGTTATGCTCGACGTGCGTTTTGTTGGAGAAATCTAGCTCTTTGAAGCAGCATGCACATAGACCCTCTTGCTGTTCGTACATGATGGCCCAGTCCCATACTTCGATTTTGTATTTACTCCAGAGGTGGTGCTCAAACGAAATGCGCCTTCCCCCTCGTTCATACCAGAGCTTACTGTTCCCGTTTTCGCGCTGAGCCACTTCCCACGCTGACCTCCTCAGCCTAGCCCCAGGCCGAGTCCTGTACTCAGCCATGTACTGAGCCATACATTGCTTGCACTTGTATCCTGGGCCTGTTTTTCCACTAGGGTACGTCTTGACTGGGAAGTCCTTATGGTGCTTAGACACCTTACAGACTCGACAGGTCTTCACTTGATAACCTCGTTACCCGGTCTGGTCAGCTTTGTCTTTGCGTCCACTTCAGCGTCAAACTTCTTAGCTTCTGCAGCCAGACGGTCTTGAACCTCGTTGTAGAGGAAATCATAGAGGTCTACGTGGTCCGAGCCCTCACCTACCATAGACACCTCAAACCTAACACTGGAGTACGAACCTAAATTAATCGTGAACCCCTTGGTTACGGTGACGCTTTTCACGTTAGCGACCGGCTTGGGAGCCAATGGGACGCAAGCGTCCTTAGGGTCGTAGGTAAGGACCTCAGGCCCGCGCGCTCCTCCGACTACGATTTTGTTCTTCGCTCCGGGGGGACGACCTCGCTTCTTCGTCTCGGCCTTATCCGCGGCCACGGATACATTGTTCTCTTCCATGATGGCAATTTGCGTGGCCGTAAGCACAGCGGGCACTGGTGCGTCTTCAATCTTCAACTTAGGCTTCTCGGCAGCCAGTACCGGGTCGCTCTTGGGAGCGTCGGGAGGGGCAACAGGGGCTACAGCGGGGGCATTCAATTTCGAGAAAAAGCTCATGACGGACTCGCTTCCTTCTTTGGGGCAGTGAGCGCGGAACGCGCAATTGAAACAGCTCTTGAAATTCGGTTCGACTTCGGTGTGCTTCGTCTTCTTTGCTATTTCTTTTAATTCTTTAATCGCTGGAATAATAACCGCGTCCCGGTGCTTCGCAAGGTGCTCTCCGGTGACTTCGATTTCTTCGAACCTGGTATGCTTTGTGCCTTTGGTTTGGAATTGCCCGTGCGCAAGCTTTACCGTCTCACGGGTTGGGTGGCACGCAAGGGCATAGATGACCATCTGGGTGTCGGTAGCCAGCTGGGCTGCCGTTTTCCCGTACCTCTTGATGTCAGAGGTCGTTTTCCAATCGATGATTCCGTCTTCCGTCACCACGTCCACGTAACCCTTGACGTTGACACCGTCGAGCTGGAACGGGGGAAGCTTAGACTCAACCGAGAGTATTTTCCTCGCGGCCACTTCCTCAATCATCGACTGCCCGGCGATATACAGCCCCGCCGCTTCCGACTCCACGGAATCAATGATGCGGCCCTCTTCCAGACGACGTTCGATGAGGGCGTGCAGCATCTCACCGAGGTTCTGCCCACCGGTCTGAGGCTCTTCCATCCCTGCTACGTACTTGAACCAGCCACGGCGAGCGCACCCAAAAGGGGACTTGGGGTCGAATGCCGTCAACATCGAAGGTGAGACGCTAAGGAGGACTCCGTTCTCGATGTTCTTGGCCATGAGGCAGCTTTCTTTCTTGTTCGAGCAGCGTGATGAATTCTTCTAGGCGGTCTCGGTAGTCTATGGCATGGAGGATGGCGAGGTCAATCATCTTGGGCACTGAGTCTCCCTTGACGACGGCCATGAACGATGGGGCTGTAAGCCCAGCACTCCACACGCCTAGGAACATCGAGCAGTTGAAGGTAAATCCTTCTTCGGTCTCGATGATGATGCGCTCTTGCTCAAGAATCATTTTCCACCTCGCGAACCGGGCGCACCGGCTTCAATCCAAGCGTCAACGCAGACGGCCCATTCGGGCGAGGACCAGAGAGCCTCCGCTGGAATGTTTGCTTCGCTCATCGAAGGGAGAACTCCGAGTTCACGGCCCCAACGCAAGGCAGCCCCGGTGCAGCCGAGCCAAGACCCACAGACCATATCCAACAGCTCATTGTCTGCGCTTAGCTCCCAGCCGCACACTCGACACGTGAGCACGGTCATGAGTCACTCCAGTCGCGTTGATTCGGGCGTCCTCGCAGGTCCTCTACGACCGCTTTCGAGAAGAGCCCTAAGTCACCGTGGAGAAGCTCTTTGGCGCGCTCTAGCTTCTCATAGGACAGTGCAGCCGCATATGAATTCCCTGCTGCCACGTCGAATCCAAGCTCTGCTTCCAGATTAGCTATGTGCTTGGCAATAGCGGCTCGGAGAACCATCTCCACGTAGGGTTCGTTTGTTTTAACGCTCACTCGCCACCTCGCTTTTCCAGCGCGTCAAGCCGAGCCGGAATGGCGTTGAGCTGGCGAACCAGTTCGTGGGCGAATTGACGAAGCTCGTCTCTCTGGGCCTGCTCTATTAGCTCGACTCTCTTGGTGTCCTGTACGGTGGCGTAAATCCAGAACGGCATGACTACTGCCAAGGTAGCTGCTACCAGACCTAGAAATATGCTCACTCGCCACCTCCAAGAATCGCGTCGAGGTTCAGTGTACGCAGGCAGGGGAAGGGGAACGGGTTCATGCAGGAATAGTCAGTGTCCTCGCGTAGCGTTTTGTCGCACAATTCCAACACAGCCTCCGCGACTCGGCGCAGTTCGGCTTTGTGCCGCGCGTGCATGACAAGCAATTCAGCGTCGAGTTTGCCCAGTTCGTCCTGGTCGCGAAGGTGTTGCGCCTCCAGCTCTCGAATCCGGTCGGCCAGGGGCGTGGCGTCGAGGGACGCGTTCTTGACAGCATACCAACAATCACAGCCGTAATTACTGTCGGCGTCATACACCGCGTCCATGCACGCCTCGCGCTGCTCTTCGCGGGCCTTGGCGATTTCTTTCCTGTGGTTCTCCTCCGTCTCAATCTCTACTTCACAATCATAGCACAGCGCCCCCGAGCCCATCGTCTGATAACACCTGTCGCACTGGTTCATAATTGTACCCCCACTGAAAGACCCATTTTTGAGTTGAACTGCTCGATGCGTTGACGTGATACTCCGAACTCTTTGGCGATGTCCGCAAGCGTTCTACCGCTGAGCCGTGCAATAGCGATGGCTAAGGCCTTCTTACGCGCTTCGGGGTTACTGAAAGCTTTTCGAGCCCTGGCTTTAAGAGTTGCTTTAAAAAGTTGAGCTTGCTCGTTATAGCTGTAAATTTCCTCGGGTGACTGTTCCTGTGTAGGAATTACTTCCAGTATATTATCTGTGTCGGCCTCATCATCCACTTTTATGGATAGCTCGGCAGCGTGCTTCTTAAGCCTATGTCGCAGGTAGTTAAAGGCGTAAGCCCTGCCCCACATACCAAGGTAAGTAGAGTGTGATGACCTAGAGGCGTCATAGCCAAGCACATCGGCTCTTAGCATGCCTAGAAAAGCTTCTTGGACTAAGTCCTCTCGGTACTGTTTGAAGCGGGGAAATCTCCTAATAAGAGATTTCACCAGATGTCGACATATTCTGAGCCTTTTTTGGAGATTCATCGGCTGACCGCCATATCGATGGCCTGGAAGAGTTGGTACTTCGCCCAGTTGATGTGCTCTCGGTCTTCGCATCGCTGTGCTGCGTGTACCAGCTCGTGCGCCAGACTCGAACGCTGCCAGCTGACTTCGTTCTGAGGCGTATCGATGGTGGAAGTCTTCATCAGGCACCACGTCAGCCCCGACACCTCGTAGTCGATTCCGGGGTAGCGCCATCGATTGCTCGAGTGCACGTTGACGACCCAACCGTTGAGCGCTGCGCAGTTGTTGGCTCGGCTTTTGAGCTTGGGGTCGAACGCTACGAGGTCGATGGCGTCCAAGAGCTTTGTCTCGGCTGCCTGGAGGTCCGCAAGCGTTAACCAGGTGTCGCTTCCGTTCTGGTCGTCACCTCCCACCGCCATACCGCATTCTGTGCGCTCTACGTTAGTGACACAGCTGAAAAACAGGGGCAGGAGAAGAAGAGCTAGTCTCATATTCGAATAATAATGTTTCAGGCATCTGTGTCAAGGGATGCTTCCTCATTTTCTTGCCACCTGGGGACCGCGTACACGGTTATGACGGTACCCTCGGAGCGTTTCTTCTTCCTGGGCCAGCCTAGCTTGTTCAGCTCGCGCCCGATGTTGCTCAGTGTGGCTGTATTAATCTGGTATGACTGCCACCCGAGCCAGCTCGTAGCGATGTCGTGCGTGCTTATGTACTCTGGCCGCTTTCTGTTGGTGGAGAGCCACGCAATGATGGTTTGACGAACAGGGTCCTCGGCTTCGAACGCCCTGGCCTCGTTCTCGGCGATTTCGGTCTCAGCATCATCCAGCCACCAGGACACCCCCTGCTTGTAGTAGTGCAGAGCCTCGGCCCACATCTGCCCTCGAACCTTCTCAAGGCCGGCCGTATCTACCCTCCCTACCGCCACCACCCAGTACCGTCGGCTCCCGTCCGGGTCCTGCAACGGTGTGGTACTATTAGTAGTGCCGATGAAGACGCACCGTCTAGGTATAGTACGGATAGACCTTCCATATGGCAGTCTAATCTGGTCTTCCTTCCGGGTGATGAAGTTGCGGCTGGACTCGATGTCCGACTTGCGCAATGACGCCAGTTCTCCAAGCTCTACGAGCCAGTTCCCCGCTGCCGTCATGACCGCGTCCTTGTTGTGAAGGTCAAGGCTGGTCTCTACGTGGAACCCGGCACCCATAACGCGCACCAGGGACGTCTTCCCGCCTCCCTGCTTTCCCATGAGGACGAGTACCGTGTCGACCTGGCACCCTGGTTCCATGGCGCGAGCTATGGCCGAGATGAAGAACTTGGTGGATACGGTTCGAATCCAGTTCTGGTTACCTAGGGCGCCAGCGTAGTCCTTCAGGAGGTTCCCCAGGCGCGCCACCCCATCCCACTTGGGCAGGCCGTCAAGGTACTCGCGCACCGGGTCGTAAGGGTTCTCCAGGGCAATGGACTGCATGCATGCCCCCGCCATGTCACGACTTACCGCGCACTTGTGCACGCTGCCCTGGAACCATGCCGCAAGGTGTACCCCGAGGTCGTCTCGTGCGCTCTCGGGTATGGTGTTGAGTACACCCCCGATGATTTCCGCTCGCTGCTTCAGAACATTCCATCGAAGGAATCCTCGGAAGGCCTCATCATTGCGTAGAATGGTGATGACGTTCATCTCGTTGGCCTTGACGGGGCCACCTCCGTCCTTGCCCGTGCGCTCGAGTAGGGTCATCCACTCGTTCCCGGGCTCCCTGGCTTTGTCCTCAAAAAATTTCTGGGCCAAAGAAGCTGCAGCCGATTTACTTCCCGCGTAATCTGCGCCTCGCTTGTAGGAGTCGAGCGCTTTAGAGACCCACTCCTCAAGGTGTTCTTCTGCACCTTCACGCACTTCGAGCACGCGACGTACCATCGTCTCCATTACTTTTTCGGAGGGTGCTGCTCGGAGCTGGGCCATCGCGCACATGAGGGGGTGCATGACGTTTTCCCGGCTGCCGGGGGGGACGCGTAAAGTCCCGTCAATGAGGGATTTCATGGCGTCGCGGTGCGGGCTGAGGGACTTGGAAACCTCGGTGGCCAAAATTTCTAGGTCGAAAGGTTCTGCAGAAAAATTACTTCCCCCGGGGCCCAAAAATTTTGAGGGCGAATCCTCTGGGGAAAAATTACTTCCCTCGGGGTGGGTGGAGTGGGGTGAAGCGCCTACATGTGGGTCAAGGTGGGTGGCATGACTCTTGAAATCTGCCAGAATCGTGCCACCCGATGTCGAGCGGCGCTCGGTGCCCGTTGGCCTGGAGGGTGCATAAAAGAGCCGTGCGAGGTCGCCAGTGGCTGGGTCGGCCGGCGGGTTACCTAGTTGCTCTAACCCCCACACGCGGGCAGCTGGGTACTCCTTAGGGTGCACGGGTGAGGCGAGCGGAACCACAAGACGCCAGCGACCTGCGGTGTAGGTCTCGTGGATAGCGTACACCCACCCGAGGTGCTCCAAGCGCGCACTAAGTGCCTCCAACTGGGTATTTGTGGGTGGACCTGTGGTGGTGTCGTTTGGGTCGCTGTGGTCAAGGTCGTACACAAGCGCACACACCGCTAAGGCGCCATGCGACTTACGTATACCGTCGGTGTAGGTAATGGGGGACCAAGCGGGTGCGAGGTCCTTACGGTCGCTGTCGACATAGTCGGTGACGGAGTCGATAAGCTCGGCGAGGGGGACGGTAAGAGTATCACCCCTACTGGCTTGCGCCGTAGGTCTACCGGTCGGGTTGGGGGCGTAATAGGTGATTGCGTACTCGACGGCTGATGTCGTCATAGGGTCGTACAAGGTGCCACGGGTTAGGTTAGGTACGCAAGCCACTAGGGGTAGTGTCGTCAACGACAAAAGCCCCACAAGGGGCCAAGGTCGTCTTGGGAGCTAAAGGGGGAAGAAAACCGCTAAGAATCTACGCTGTGCATCGGGCGTAGCCCATGAGACGATAATGGGACCGAGTCGTGGGTCGCGAGGAACGAAACGCGCGGTGTAGTTTGGTGATGGTGTCGTCAGTCGAGCCTCACACTTAAGCAGGGTTTTGACCAGGTCCCTGAGCTGCACCGTTCGTGTGACGTTATCGTCCATCGATGTCAAGTAGTACAAGCTCACGAGTGGCCCTCCACTTTCACAAAGACTTTTTTAAACGCCCTAAACTCGGCGGGGGAATTGAACTGCGGTGGCTCGTCGGTCGGGCACACCCTCGCAAGCTCCCTCTGGTATTCTTCGTGCTCTTCAATCAACTCGACCTCCCGGGCAAGCGCCTCCAGGGTCCACGGGTAATCGGGCCATCGTTTCGCAATCCACTCCATGTCTTCACTCATCGCGCACCGCGTCGTTAGGTCCACCATCGGCAATGACCGCGTCAATACGCGCATCGTTTTCACGGTCGGCGCGTTGGGCGATGATGTCCATAAACTCCTCGTGGTGCTCGTTAACCGCTTGCGCGATGTTCAGGTAGGCTTGTGCTGCGACCACTCCCTGCACCGTCTTAGGCTCCACCATACCCTCCTCGATTGCATCATCGGCGTCAGGCAGACCCCACAGGCAGGTGTACTGGTCAACGGTGTAGATTAGGGCATCATCGCACGCTTGATGCACCGCGTCGTAAAGCTCGTCTTCGGTGGTGATGCTGTCATCGGCTTTGATGCCCTCGACAATGTCTCGCACCATGTTGTACGCCTCTTGATGCACTGCGTCGTAAACCGTTCGGCTCGTGCGGCTCATAATGTAGACCCTCTCATTTCAGTGGTGGTGTAAACGATGCTTACTTCTTCGCACGGCAGGTAGACTTTGATGGTGGGTAAGACCTCGATTTTCTTGTTCGATGTCCACAACGACATAGCCAGCAAACACAGTAGTTGGTGCTCGTTCGATTGCATCATGACTCCACCCCCGTCGACACACTCCCGACGAGCTTTCGGAATTCGTTACGAGCCTCAATTTCGGCGAGGCTAAGGGCTTTGATTTCCTCGACGATATAGTCGGGTACGATGTAACCCATGCACTCGTCGGCATCTACCTTATGCAGCTGGAGTACGGCGTCTGCGAGTGCTTGGCGTACTACATCCAACTTCAGCTTCGCTTCTTGGATTCGGGGGTCGGTGATGTGCACGGGATGCTCGGCTTTCTGAGGGACCGTCATTGTCCTCTCACTAATAGCCCTTCTGCTGACCTTTTTCGAACTCTTTTATTCGTTGGCGGAACGGCCTAAGCGCACGTAACTGCTGAGGGATTCGCTGAAATAAATGCCGAAATAAATCAGAATTCCAGTTGAAGCGGTATTTTTAGGAATCGACCGACACACTGTGTCATTGTATTTACGGGCGCTTAGTCGGTGTGCGTGTAAAAGAGCTGTAGACCTACATTGTCAAGGCTTTACAGAGCCAAGCATGTCTTGCAGCACTTTCACGCAGTGCTCGTAACCTGCCTCATTCAGCTCGCACTCAAGCTCTTTCCACATTCCGGCTGACCTCAACTCATTCACCATTGCGCGCTGGACCTTCTTTGACACGCTGCGCAGACCAGTAGATGTGTACCCTACTGTCTGGGAGCGGTGCAAAGGGCTGTCAGGTGGCGCGAGGTAAACGGCAATATGGCCTCGCAGGAAGGTCAATACGTCAGGGTCGTAAGCGAACGCAGGTGCAGACTCAAGTCGCTTCCTAGCGTCAACTAGGGACCTCTCAGCGTTCGTCACGCTCTGCCTAAGGTTGGACAACCAAGCCTCATACTTCACTCTGCGCTGTTGCTCTTGTGTAATCATGGTACCCTACTAGTATCCCCAAAACAGGCTAGGTCAAGCTGGTTTTGCAAGCACCTGATATTACAATAGTGTTGACTGTTGTAGACGGTGCAACACGTGTTGACTACACGCAAACACGCGAAATTGTTGACTTGTTGCCAGTGTTGACAGTGTAGACGACGAAAACGCGCACATACCCCACCCTCTCTTTCTGATGCGTACGGCCCCCCCCACCCTCTTATTTCTACTCTAGAAGAAGAGAAGAGAATAATTGTCTACACTGGCAACACTGGCAACAACATGAGAGGCTTCGCCCCTTTGCGCGGTTGCCGATGTGTTGCCAACCGTTGACAACCATATGTGACCATACATTCAAGTTACTGAATTTATTGGACACGTTTTGGGCCCATTTCTTGCGATTATCCGCGTTTTTCCTTGTATTAGTGAATCTTTTCCCTAATAAAGAATTGAATATATGCTGTGACTGTAATATTACAGTAGGATTGCGTTAACGCGGTGCGCAATTATGGCTAATATAGTTTGATTATCCGATGTATTTAATGTGCATTAAATGTGGTAAAGGTGTACTTATGTAGTCAAACCAAGAACTGGGCCGATGACTCGATGCGTCATGGCACTCCTCTTGCTAATGCAAGACCCCCGCCGTAGTAGTGGCATGCATAGTGCTAAGTAAGTGCAAGTGATGTGCCAAGGGTTGGCATGAGATGTGCTCATGCAAGCGGGGTGCCAGCTTTTTTGGCACGTGCCATGCAGTAGCAAGGGTCATGCCAAAAACCGGGTCGACTGGTGACGGTGGGGGAGGTGAAGGTGGCGCGAGCCCGCACAAACTCTAGGTCGATTTTTGGAAACATTATTACTCTGGGTCGGTTTTTGGAAACATTATTACGTTGTTACGAGACGTAGGCTAGCGCAACCCCTGGACCGGCACTTAGAAACATTATTACCCGGATTGTTTCTCGGGGCATTTGGGTGATTTAAATCAATTTAAATCGCGGCCCGTCCCTTGCAATAGAGTGACAAATTGCGTTTTTGGCGCGGGTGTTGCATAGTCCAGAGCCATGTCCATCTTCAAGAAAGCCCCAGTCATCACCGCCCAAGGGCCCGTGCTCGTGAAGAGAGATGAGAACAACCGAGTAGTAGGGAGGGCCACGATGCCCGCTATGATGAGGCCCAACCTCACTCACTGGCGTAAGCTGGCTCGGGACTGCACAGACAATGGGATGGACATGCTCCGTGTACTCATCAACATTGCTAATGGGCACCCACAGAAGACCAAGCTTCCTGATGGTACCGAAAGCGACTGGGTTGTACCCTCCATCGAAACGCAACGCACCGCGGCAAAGGACGTATTCGAGTTTATGCATGGTAAGGCAGTTGCAGCCACCGAGATGATGAAGGTAGAACAGGACGCGGAGGACCTCGCCCAGTACACAGCGCTGAGCGATGCAGACATCGAGGCAGCCGCCGCACCCTTCCTCGAACGCATCAGGAAAGAAAGAGGCCTGTTGAATGTCAGTTCCGACACTAAGGACGATGAACAGTGACGATGCCGTCTTCGTGCACTCTTCTTGGCATACGTCTTACTGGAAGTTATTCGCCAAGAAGTTAGTAAGCCGACCCGTGTACATCACGGAACAGGACAGGAGAATCGACAGGTTACTCTCCAAGAGTATGACGCTCATCGCCTACTTCCCCGAAGCTCCCGACGAGATTCTAGGGTGGGCGTGCATCGACACAAGGGCCAACTGCGCCCACTACGTGTACGTCAAAGTCCCGTACAGGAGACTTGGAATCGGGACCGGCCTAGTCAGAAACCGTGCCACCTGCTACAGTCACGGAACCGACAAGGTGGGCCAGCTCTTTGCAACCCACAACAACCTCACCTTCAACCCGTACCTCGTAGAAAGGTAACCCATGCGACTCAGTTTCGTGCAGTTCGTGAACGTAGTGAACTTCGGCGGTTCCATCCAAAGCGCCAACGACAACCCCAACGGCGTAGGAGACCGACCAGGAGCAGGCGGGACCGTCATCGAGCTAGACGACGCCCAGGCCTTCGTCAAGCTTACCCGCACCCTCAACGGTAAACCCACCACCCGTTACGTACCTATGTCGAACATCGCCACGTTCGAGGTCAAGGACGTACCCGCCCCGGCCCCCGCGAAGAAGTAAATGAAGCTCGACCCTCGCAAAGCCGCCGAAGAGATGGCACGACGGGCCAAGGCTCGTGCGTCGGCAGACGCGGTATGCGAGGGCATCGAGCGGGAACTCTTCGACAGGCAGCTTCGCTTCGTCAAGGACCCTTCCCGGAACAAGGCGGCCATCTGCACTCGTCGTGCCGGTAAGACGTCGATGTGGCCGCGTTACTGCTTCATGGAGGCGCTCAAGAAGCCCCACAGTCTCATCCGCATCTGGGGCATCACTCGACTTCGTGTAAAGCAGATGCTGTGGCAGGAGTTCATCTTCGTTGCAGCCAGGCACAAAATACCCATCAGCACCCACGAGACCGAACTCACCATCAAGCTTCAGAACGGCTCGGAGATTCGATTCGTGGGTGCGGACAAGGACCAGTCGGCTCAGAGGAAGCGCGGCGACAAGACCATCCTTGAAGTCATCCTCGAAAGCCAGCTTTTCGGGCCGTTTCTCAAGTCGCTCGTCGAAGACGTCGCGGAACCGTGCCTCTTCGACATGCAGGGTACGATGTGCATGGAAGGAACCCCCGGGCCAGTGCCTACCGGTTACTGGTATAGCATCACTGGAGGTCCTACCCTCTCTGGGCAGTGGCTGAGCGAAGGGCAGGAAGTCTCGACCGGGGCCAAGAACGAGGTAGGGGAAGACGAGAAGGAACGCATAGGGGCGGGCTGGTCCTGCCATCGGTGGAGTCTTCTCGACAACCCCCACCTCCCCCATGCGGCCGTGGAACTCGCCAACATCCGAAAGAAGCGCTCGTGGGCCATCGACAACCCCACGTACGTGCGCGAGTACCTGGGGCAGTGGGTCAAGGACGACGGGGTCCTCTTCTACAAGTTCAACGAGGTGCGCAACACCTTTACCCTTGCGGAAGTTCAGCCATGGGGACCGGGGTGGCAGCACGTGCTTGGGTGGGACTTGGGCTTCCGGGACGACATGGCACTCGTTGCATGGGGCTGGCATCCCGAACGCAGGGAACTCTACGAGGCGGGCTCATGGTCTAAATCGGGCGCTCGCGCGGAAGAGGTGATGGAAGTCATTGAGCGGTGGGAGAAGCTCGGGATGAACTTCATCGCCAAGGTAGCGGACACGGGCGGTGGCGGTAGGATGTACGTCGAAGACGTCATGTCTCGCTACAGCCAGGTCTTCGAGGCGGCCAAGAAGACCGAGAAGCTTGAGCACGTGCGCCTCATGAACGACGACTTCGTTACCGGTCGCATCAAGGTCCAGCGCGGGGGAGGGCTCGCCCAGGAATACAGCTCCCTCCCCAAAGACCCGAACTGGGACCCGGATTCTGGCAAGCCCCCAGGCGAAGACCCTAGATTTCCTAACCATCGGTGCTTCGTAGCCGGCACCCTCGTCCTCACCAGTAAAGGCTGGACGAACATCGAAGACATCAGGCTAGGGGACATGGTCCTTACCCGGAGCGGGTGGAACCCAGTCATCAAACACGCTCAGCTTCCAGAGGCAGAGGTCATCACTCGGTTCGGGCTCACTGGAACTCCCGAACACCCGGTGCTTACAGGCAGAGGTTGGGTGAGGCTTGACGAAGTTCTCGACACCGACGTAGTGTTTTACGCATGGAAAACGCCAGAATCGTCGAATGGGGTGGGTTTAAGTGGTACCGATACCCGGAGTCAACCAAACGAGGGGACCGGGTGTACTATAAACGAACTGTGTCTGGGCGCCCAATGTGGCTGCACCGGGTCATCTACGAGAGCGTTCACGGGCCCATTCCCAAGCGTCATCATATCCACCACCGAGACGAAAACCCCTTCAACAACTCCATCGAGAATCTTGAGTGTAAGCCAGGAAGAGAGCACCTCGCTGAGCACGGGCGCAAACAGTGGCAGCTACACCCCGAGCGGATGCGTCGAGGACTCGAGGCAGCAAGACTCAAAGCTCCTGAGTGGCACGCCTCAGCTGAAGGACTCGAGTGGCACCGTGCCCACGGTATTCGTGTCGCCGCTAACAAGCCACGCAGTACCCATGAGTGCAAAGGGTGCGGAGTATCTTTCGAGGGGACTGAGGAACGTCTCTTCTGCACTACGAAGTGTTCACAGCGATGGCACTCCCGAGAACGTAGACTCTCTGGCATTGACAACATTGAACGAGTTTGTGGCAAGTGCGGAAAGCCCTTCACAGTCAGTAAATACAGCAAGCAAAGGAACTGCTGTCGTCTACGCGTTGACCGTAGCGGGATGCCCTGAGTACTTCGCTAACGGCATTCTGGTTTCGAATTGTGACGCCGGATTGTACTCCTGGAGGAAAGCACTCAACTACATTGACTTCACGGAGTTCAAAGAAGAGCCTCCCATTGGAGAAGTCATCGAAGCGCGGGACGAAGAACTACTTTCACGACAGGAGAATCCAGATGAGTGGTGGGACCAGGATTACGGAGCTGACGAGTTTGACTGAGTGGATGCGCTCTAAAGGCGTGCTTTCATTGAAGTGCGGAGACATCGAGATTGTGCTAGGCTCGGAACCTGCAGATGCATTTAGCGTGCCCGATGTTGACATTCCACAAGAAACCCTGAAGGCTAAGGTCGGAAAAGACGGCCTTACCTACCGAGAACAGTTCGAAACCTACGGCCGAGCTATTGACGCTCAGGAGTGACCATGGCGGAAGATTACCGGGACGTAGTGAAACACCCTGAAAAGCCGGACAAGAGAGGTCGAGCCGGGTACGTTCGCTCTCGGTGGTGGGAAGTCGATGGGGACGAGGTGGCTCAGAGCGTCGTCGACACCGGCACTAGCCTTCTCAACTCGGCAGGGGACCGGCACGCGGCCATGGTGCGTCACGCTCGTCTGTATGAGAACTGCGACTTCGACTCGCTCAACGGCCGGGACTACGACTCCGCGGTAGCTCGTCAAATCATGACCTCCACCGGCATGATGTCGCTCAATGTGGGCGCCTCGTGCGTAGACACGTTGACGGCGAAGGTGACGAAGAACCGTCCCCGTCCCTCGTTCCTCACAAGTGGCGCCTCATGGGCAGGTCAAATCAAGGGCAGGGCGCTGGACAAGTGGAGCCGCGGGTTCTTCTACGAGACCCAGGTGTACCGCAAGGCTCGCCAGGTCTTCGTCGACGGGTGCGAGTTCGGAACCGGGTTTCTCCAGGTGTTTGAGGATGAGGATGGGAAACTCGGGTGCGAGCGCGTGCTCCCGAACGAGATTCTCATCGACGACCTAGACGGAGCTAATGCCGCACCGCGTCAACTGATTCGCCTGAAGTACGTGGCTCGTGACATCCTCTGCCGGCTCTTCCCCAAGCACGCCCAAGCCATCATGGACGCAGGAAAGTCCTCGAAAATCGAGAGCGTCAACAACGGACAGCCGGAGACGGTCGAGAATACCATCGAAGTGTGGGAAGCGTGGCACCTTCCCAGTGGGAAGAAGGCCAAGGACGGGAAACACGTCATCGCCATTGACGGGTGCGCGCTGCTCGAAGAGCGGTGGAATATTTGCAAGTTCCCCTTCGTAACTTTCCGATTCAAGCAACGCACTACCGGGTTCTGGGGCAAGGGCGTCATCGAGACCGTGCAGCCCATCCAGGTGGAACTCAACCGTACCGTACGCTCTATCAGCCGACAGATGCACAGGAAGGGCAAAGGCCGAACCTATGTGCAAATCGGCTCTAAGATTGTCCCTAGCCATCTGACGAATAACGATGGGGGGGACATCGTCATGTACACCGGGGCCATGCCTCAGGATGCGGCTCACAATGTCATCGCCCCAGAGGAGTTCAACTACGTTACCCAACTCCGTCAACAGGCCTTCCAGGAGTGTGGTATCTCGGAGCTGAGCGCCGCCTCGAAGAAGCCCGCGGGTCTGGACGCGGCCGTGGCTTTGCGTGAATACAGCGACATCGAATCGGAACGCTTCGCGCCCGTGCACCAGGAGTGGGAGCAGTTCTTCCTCGACTATGCAGACCTGGCCATCGAACTTATCACCAAGCAGTATGGATGGAAGTCGTACAAGGTTCTCGTGCCGGGTAGACGGGACCTGCTCGAAGTTGACTGGGCGGCTATCGACCTGGAGCGCGATGCCTACATCATGCAGATGTGGCCTGTTTCGTCCTTGCCTCAGACCCCCTCGGCCCGATACCAGAAGGTCAAGGAAATGATGCAGGACGGGTTCATCGACAAGGCCGTGGCTCAACGGCTCTTGGAATACCCGGACGTTGAGGCGGAAACGAACCTTGTCAACGCCATGATTGACGACGTAGACGCAACCATCAGCAAGATTCTGGACGACGACGAGCCCACCGTACAGCCGCTGGAGCCGTACCAGAATATCTCCCTGCTCATTACCAGGGCTACGTCTCAGTACCTGTACGCACGTCACCGCAACTGCCCTGAAGAGCGTCTGTCTCTGTTGCGCAACCTCATTGACACCGCGACCGCTCAGATGGCCGCAATGCAGGCTCCTCCCCCGGCTCCGATGGGTCCGCCTCCCGGTCCTGAAATGGGCGCTCCCCCTCCCCAGCCCGGCATGGGCGGTGGCGGGACTCAAGTCAACAACACCCTCAACGTACCCCCGCCAATCATCCCAACAGTGCCTCCCGTAGTTGGTTAAGTAATTTCAACCACTTAGAAAGAAACCCATATGTCAGACGAAGCCAAGCCCGCCACCGCCGTAGCTCCTACCCCGTTCATCCCTCCTTCCCGAATCGACCCGGCCGAGCTGGCCAAGGCGTTTCAGGACGAAGGGATTGTGCCGACTCCTGAAGCTGAGGCAGCTCCAATCACGGAGAAGACTACAATCACGGAGAAGAAAGCTCCCGTCGGCGATGCGCAAGAAGAGCAAGTCCCAGCGCTAGTCAAGCTGGCGCAAGAACGGGCCGCCCTTAGGAAAGAATCTGAGGCTAACAAGCCCTACCTCGACGTACTCCGGGACATCCCGCCAGCGACAGCCTCGGCCGTGGCTAAGGCCATCAAATCCGGTGACCCGGTGGCCCTCCTTGCGGCCGTGGGCATGACGCACTCCCAGTACACCGCTCGGCTCCTGGGTGAGGCCGCCCCCGCCGAAGAGAAATCTGCCCCCGCTGAAAAGACCGGGAATCCTGAGTTCGACACACTGCGTCAAGAATTGCAGGCTCTGAAGGCCGAGCGGGAGGCCGAGAAGATGCAGTCGACCCGTACTCAGGTCATGAGCCAGATGCAGACCGCGCTCAAGGACAACCCCAAGTTCAATCTCATCAACAAGCTTGGCGATTATGATGGGGTTGAAAAAGTACTCATCCAATACCACGCCAAACACGGAGAACTCCCCGGTTCGACCTTCGAAGAGTCGGTCCAGCTGGCCGCGGAGTTCTACGAGGCAAACCTGAAGAAAGAGGCTGCGCGCTGGCAAGGGGTCTTGACTCCTGGCACGGTTCCTGCTTCAACTGCACCTAAGGCACCAGAGCAGCCTAAGGCCGGAACAGTGACGACCCGGACGTTGACCAACTCCAACACCTCGGCACCCGCCCCGGTGAAAACTGTTCCAAAAACTCGCCAAGAGGTACTCGCAGCGATTCTTGAAGGTCGCGAAGAGGAACTCGAGGCATAACCCTTAGGTGAATCACAATGGCTGCTACGACTACCACGATTGACAAGATTCTGAAGTTTGTTTACACCAGCCGCGCTCTCCAGAACGCGGTCTATGAGAAGAACCCCCTGTTCGGTTTGCTGGCCAAGCAAGGTGGCTTCGTTGGGCGTTCACACATCCACGCACTGACCTACGGTAACTCGCTGGCTCGTTCCGCAGCGTTCGCCACTGCTCAAGGTCGAGCCGGTATCAACGGCGCCTCGGGCACGGACGTGGGCAAGAACCTCGACGTGAACTTCATCGTTCCTCGCGTGAAGAACTACGCGATGTACACCATTGAGCAAGAAGCGTTGCTCGCTTCGAAAGGCGACAAGGGCGCGTTCACTGCGGCCGCTACCCAGCTCATTGACGGGACCCTCCAGACTCTGCGTAACGACTTCGGCGTCGACGTGTACGGCGATGGCTCCGGTACTCGTGGCCAAGTTACCGCGGTCAGCGGTGCCGGTCCGTTCACCATCACTGTCGGAGAGGCCATCACCCAGATTGAAGTTGGGATGACCCTCTGCGCCTCCACCGGTTCGACCAAGACCGCGCTGCTGCGCTCGTCTGGTGCGACCGTTACCGTGGCGACCGTGAACCGCTCGGCTGGTACGTTCACCATCGCTGCTCAGCTCGCCGACCCCATCGTGGCGAACGACTGGCTCTCAATCTCAGGTGACCGCCCCGCGGCCGCTGTGACCAATGCCAGCTCGTTGAAGATTGCTGGTCTTGATGCCTGGAACCCCGTTACCGCCCCTACCTCGGGTGACTCGTTCATGGGAGGTGTTGACCGCTCGGTGGACGTGACCCGTCTGTCCGGGCACCGTCTGGACATCAGCGCACTGCAGCCTGAGGAAGGCTACATCACCGCGCTGGCGGCCTTGGCTCGTGAAGATGGTGAGCCTAGCCACATCTTCACTTCGTTCACCGACGAGAAGAACCTGAAGCTGGCCTTGGGTTCTCGCGTTGATGCCGAGTACCAGTCGGTCGGTGACATCGGGTTCGAGTCGATGAAGATTCGTGGCCCCATGGGTCCCGTGTCCGTGTTCGCTGACCGCAACGCCCCCGTGGGCTTTGGCCGGTTGCTGACCCTTAGCACCTGGGAGCTGAAGCACCTTGGCGACCTCGTGAACAAGGGCGATGCTGGTGGCGATGGCGGAATGGCTCGTGAATACCAGGCCGACCGCTTCGAGGGTCGATTCTCGTTCTACGGGAACATGGTGTGCTACGCCCCGCACAAGAACATGGTCGTCACCCTGCCAACCTAATTTGAACTGAGGGGCTTGCTCATGGTGAGTGAGCCCCTCATTTCTCTCACAGGAGACTACCATGACTGTAAACACTTGGTTTGATGAGCAGTACGTTAACGTACCTCAAGTAGTTTCACTTCACGCTAGGGCAACTGGCGCGGGTGCCGCAAACCTTACCTCTGTTAAGGGGGTTGGTATTGCGTCTATTACCCGTGGCGCAAGCGCTGGCCTTCACACGATTACGCTTTCACGCAAGTTCCAAGGTCTCTTGAACGTGATTGGAAACGTAATTGACGTTACCACCCCAGACGACTGGGAAGTGAACGTTACCACCGACTTGACCAGCAACTTGACCATCGGGATTGCAATCTACAAAGGGGGTGTGGCTGCTGACCTGTCGACCGATGAGAAGCTGTTGCTGACCATCATCCTGCAGGACTCTGCCGTGAAACCCGCTGGATTCTAAGAGGTAAGCCATGTCCACCGTTACTCTTACAACGCTGCTAACGAGGGTGAGAGAGCGGGCGGACATGGCGTCTTCTAGCTTCATATCCGATGCTAGGTTGACCGACTTTGTGAACGAGGCGAATCAAAAGCTACACGGGATGCTCGTGGACGCGCTGGGGGAGGAGTATGTGTCTTCCTCCAGCTCGTTTACGACCGCTTCCGGGACGGCGGATTACGCCCTGCCTTCCGGGTTCTACAAGCTGTATGGCGTTGACCTTACTGTCGGAGGCAACATCCGCCCCTTGAGCCGGTTCAACCGCTCGGAACGGAACCCTCTGCGTAACACGACTTTGAATGTGGGACTCATCCCGCGGTACAACCTCGTGGGCTCGAACCTTCGTCTGTACCCGGTGCCCACCTCGGTGATGACCGGTGCCATCCTGTACGCGCCTGAAGCCACTACGCTCGTCTCGGCCGAGGACCAGGTTACTTACCCCAACGGCTGGGAGCGGTTCATCGTACTCGATGCTGCGATTCAGTGCCTCTTAAAGGAAGAGTCCTCGGTAGGTGGTCTGGTGGAAGAGCGCGGCCGTATCGTTCAAGAGATTGAAGCTACTAAGGAGAACCGAGACCTCGCGTCGCCGAAACAGGTGGTTGACGTGGATATGGTGGACATCCTCTATACGTGGCAATAACCGATGACCGCTCGTGATAATAGAGACCGACCGCTCCCCGAGGGTCAGAGGCCGCGTGTCCAGGATGCTACCATCCAGCGCGCTCTCGACGCTCTCGCTACGCCCGTTATCGCCATTGTCAAGTTTCTGCAGCCCTTCGTACAGGCGCAGAAGTGGCAGCCTCTTACGTTCTCGACCGGCTGGTCTCAATACTCCGACCCGGATTTGTCTAGGGCTGGGTACAGAAAGAATCCGCTGGGTAGGGTTGAGCTTCGAGGTACTGTAGCGAGGACTTCCGGCTCTACTACGACGATTGCGGTGCTTCCTGTAGGGTACAGGCCGGCTCATAGGACCCTGTTTCCAGCGGCAGGGAGTAGTGGTGCCGGGGTCGTGTCCGTGTACTCAACGGGTGTTGTAGAGTACACTTCTGGAGGGGTTACGTACTTTTCCCTCGAAGGCATCACTTTCGATACGGAGTCTTGAATGGCACTGCAGAAACAGGTCGTCAACTTGAATCTGACCGGTGGCGTCCAGACCAAGGACGACCCTTTCACGGTCATTCCGTCGAAGCTGACCGTTGCGGACAACGTCGAGTTTGACGATAAGAGCACCCTGCGTACGCGGGACGCCCAGGTGAGGGCCACGCTAGCGAGCGGTTCGAATAACCCAGCGGTCCGCATGTTCACCCATCAGGGAAACGCACTTCTTGAGAGATTCACCACGCTGGAGAGGGTGAAGAAGTCGGGTGGGAGTACTCAAATCGAGAATCCTCCCATTGGTTTGACTACTAGCGCTCCCTCGACGTTTCGCCGAGCGGCGATGGAGGAGAAGGTTGTCTCTCGAACGCCACTCTACTCTGTCCAAAACCTCGCGGACTTGAATGCTAACCTTTCCATATCATCACTGGTTATGGGAGGCGGCTCAGTCGATGTGGCCGTCCTTGGGGATTACAACTGCTACGTCTACGAGACCGCGGACACGAGCCAGGGCGTAGGGGTGGTGGTGCGTGTAGTGGATACCGTGAACAACATCGAAGTGGTCAACACCACCTTGTATGACACGCTGTATTTCTACGTGAAGCCCAAAGTAGTGAGCGTGACCTCAGGTGTTGGAGGCGTGCCTACTTTCTACGTCTTCCTATTTAGGTACGACCCCACAGGTGTTACTACCTCTGTCGGTAAGATGATGTACGCTACGGTCAAGCCCTCGACGGCGGCTGTATCGGCTGTAGCTGTTGTTACCGATGAGGTGTATGCTCCTACATCCGGATTACCAGACGACTCGGAAGCTAACCAGTTCCTGTACGATGTAACGGCCCGTGGCACTACAATTCTCATCGTACACAAGACCGACACAAGTGGCACTTACTGCATAACTGATTTAGATGCTACCAGCGATGAGTGGACCGACGTTGCCATTCCTACCGCCTCTGGGAACATTAAATGGGGCATGGCCGCGCTCATCTCCGTAGATGGCAGCGCGGTCATAAGGTACCACGCGCTCTATACAATCAACACCGATGACGTAAAGGGTCGTTACTACAATAAGACCACATCCGTCACCAGTGCCTCTGAAGTAACCTTAGCTAACCTTGGCACCGGTACTTCCGGGACTATTGCGGCCGTTCAAGTATCTACCTCTTTATGCATGCTGGCTTACTTCAACGCTGGTGGGACTGAGGGCTCGAATTCTCGCTATGTGACGTTCACGCACTCTCAGGGTTCCCCGAGCGATAGGAAGTTGGCTGTCTCTTGGGCACCCTCTGGGAAGTTCGCTACGCTGAACTCTCGAATCTATCTCCCCATGCGGATACCTTCCGAGTTTCAGGAGACTCACTATATTGTGGATGTTACTGCGTCTTACGATGCGGCGTTGAGTGGGATTGATGACCCTCCGCTTGAGGTATTGACTCGCGCTGAGTATGGTGCTGGCGGAACTTCACTGGCCGTACGTGGGGCTCAGGTCCTGCTGCCCAACCTTGCTACTCGTGATGCTGGCTTCGTTACTGTCTACATCGGAACTTCGCAGAATGCCGTGCTCGTTGGGAGTTCCAGTACCTCCACATTGAACATCACTGTCCCGGTACTTCGACAGCTGTCTGTAGATACTGAGACACAGCTAGCTCATGAGGAAGTTCTCGGCGTTACGTTCTTGTCCGGAGCATGCCCTCACATTTTCGACGGACTGAATTATTTTGAGGAGGGCTTCCACCACGCACCCGAGATTACGGTGAATTCCTCCGGGGTGGCCACGCTATCCTCCTCTACGTCCCCCTGGGCACTCCCGGCCGATACGAAGACGTATACCATCTGCTTCACTGTGGGGTGGCAGGATGCAGCGGGGAACTGGTACGAGAGCTACCCCTCTAACGAAGCTACTGTGACATCAAGTGCCACTGTTAGGTACTTACCCGAGACCTCGCTGGCCAGGGTACCAACGTCGAAGCGTAATGTCACGTACCGTATGTACCGCACGTTGGGCAGCTCCACCGATACGACGCTGTACTTAGCCGCGGTCGGCTCAGCATCGTCGTACATCGCTGTGGATGCTACCTTGGCCTCGGGTGAACAGCTCTACACTTCCGGTGGCGTACTGCCCAACACCCCCGCCCCCGCCTGCCGTCAAGTCTCCACGTTCCAGAAACGTCTCGTGCTCTCTGGGTGCGGTGATGGCTCGAAGGTTCACTGGTCGAAGCAGACCCAAGCCGGGTACGGCCCCGAGTTCTGTACCGACGACCCTACTCACCAGACCAGCATCCCCGCTTCGTACGGTCGCGCGGTCGGTACCATGGAGCTGGACGACAAGCTCGCGGTGGTTGCTGAGAAGGCCGTGGGAGTCATCTACGGGACCGGTCCAGCGCCCACAGGCACCCAGGGACAGTACAGCGATTTCCAGCCCATCATCCTCGAGCTGGGTGGTGACTGGGACTCTCCAAAGTCCATCATCCGCTCGACCGATGGGGTGTGGTTCCGCTCGCCCTATGGGTTCCGTTTGATGTCGAGACAGGGCGGACTTGCCATCGGCCAGGACGGGAAGCAGGTCGGCTCCGAGGTGGACGAGCTGGCATCGGGAACGGCGGTCGCGGTCGTGGGCTCCACAAAGCAGCAGGTGAGGTTCTACCAGTCGGTGGGCAACGTACTTGTCTGGGATACTCAGTGGAAACAGTGGAGTCGTTTCACGGGGTTTGGCAACATCGACGCCTGCTTCGCCGATGGTAGATTCTACCACGTCACCAATAACTCGGGGTAAGCCATGTCCATTGTTGCTTCAGACGCACCTCTTCTACGCTACACCGATGAGAGTACATACATCGACGTCAACGACGCAGGGTCAACTATTGCCAACATCGTTGCGGTTGTTGAGACGCCATGGCTGGCGATGGCAGGAATTCAAGGATTCCAGCGTGCATACCGAATGGAGTTGTTGTTTCAGGACCTCAATGGCTCCGAGGGCGCTCCGATGTTCGGGAACCTCGTAACCTACCGAGATTTCGACGACTCAGTAGAGACCGAGAATGCAAGTTTCACCTACATCACCAACCCCGACTTCACGACCAAGTCCAGAGGACAGATTCAGCATCATTTCGCTCAGCAAAAGTGCGAATCTATTAAGCTTAAGCTCTCGTTCTACTCCGAAGGGGCTACTCGTTTCAGATTGACGGCACTGTCCTTGCAAGTGGGCGTGAAACCTGGGATGTTCCGTATGTCGTCTTCTTCGAGGATTTAAAACATGTCCCCTACCGACAGAAACGACCCGGCCTTCAACAACAACCCAAACTACGTCTGGTCTGGAGGTAGGTGGCAGTACGTAGCCGATAAGGCCAAGTCAGATACTGATTTTGCTGCAGGTGCGCGACCGCAGGTAAACGCCGAGAATATCGGGACCGGACCAGCTTCTCAGAGCCCAGTTCACGCCGCAGTCGCCGCCGACCCAAGTGCAAACTTCTTAAATGCTGGACCAAGCCCTTGGGATTCGTATTTCGCGAAACCCCAGTCTGTCAACATGCCGGGGTTCAATACGGCGAACCAGGACCAAGCTCGTTTGTCTCAGATGCGCGTCATCCAGGACCTGCAGCGACAGGCCGCGGGTGACCCGAACTCCCAGTCTCAGCAGATGCTTGCCCAGCAGAACCAAGCCGCTCAGAACCAGCAGCGCTCTCTTGCGTCGACGATGCGCGGG